CTGGTATTCCTTTGATACAAGACTTACAACGGGCAGGCTTACCTATACGCAAATATAATCCAGGGCGACCAGATAAAACAATGCGCCTCCATGCTGTATCTCACCTTGTTTACAACGGGCGCGTTTATATTCCCGAAAGCAAACAAGTTCCAGGAGAATTTGTCACATGGGCTGAAGATTATTTACGAGAGGTTTGTGCGTTCCCTAACAGTCCTCATGACGAATTCGTTGACGTAACAAGTCAGGCTTTAGCAGTCTTCCGTGACCAGGAATGGCTTAGTATAGACCCTGTAGTTAAACGAGATGAAGAAGATACTGATTCGTGGGAAAACAATGTTTACCGTAATCCTTATGACTCGTAAAAATAGTAACGCACGCCTAAAAATTGAGCTATACTATACCCAAACATTTGTTTGGGCACGGTTATGAATGATTTTGAAAAGGCGTTACGAAAAGTTCAACAACGTCAAATGACGCATGAAGATCGCACACCTACGGATAAGCGGGTGCGCGATGCTATTAAAGATATGGGTGATTTGGCTTATGATGTGACTTCTTTACCATTTCAAATGCTGACGTATAGTCCTGAAGCAGATGCTATGTATTTTGGCCCAAAAGGAGTAAGTCGCCTTGAAAAATTAGGTAAGAACCTAAAAGTATTCCAATCACAACTATTTGGACCACGTTCAGAAATAAATATACCAGATGATTTACTCTATTTGAAGAATGTTAGTCCTTTAAAGAATATAAATAAAGCGATGGCTGAAAGCGGTGAATCTGTATTGAGACTTGATCAAATAATTTCTCCAAAAGAATTTCCAGAACTGGCTTCGGCTTATCCAGAATTATTTAGAACCACTGTTAAGATATCAGATTGGCTACCAAATAATGCTGCTGCGACTTATAAACCTAATAAGAACTTCGATTTACCATTTGATATGCAGCATTACGAAGATGTTTCGAGACGTATCAATAAAAGGAATATGGTCAATTTCAAAAAGAACAACCCTAATTCTTTTGATTTCCCAGAATACGTAGATACTTTTGATTTGTATGAACGTGCTCTGCCTAAAAGATTAGAACGTAATCCGGGTAGTATGGAATTAGCTATCGGTAATACTTACGATGGAGACATATTGAAAGGATTACTACATGAATTAGGCCACGGTATCCAGCACATTGAAGGTTATGGCGGAGCAGATATGGTTGCGGCCTACACCAAGATAGACGATGATTTAAGAGAGCTAGTTAAACATAGATTCAATAACAAGAAAGATTTAGACGATTATGTTTATGATAGAAATCCATTTGAAATAGACACTATAGAAGCAACAGCTCGTGATTTAGATCCAAGTCTTCGTTTAACCCCTCGTAAAACAGAATTAACTTATTAAGGAGTTTGTCATGCCGTTGAAATCTGGAAAATCTAAGAAAGTAATTTCAGAAAATATCAAAACTGAAGTCAAAGCAGGTAAACCGAAAGAGCAAGCTGTCGCCATTGCTTTTTCAAAAGCAAAGATGCCAAAGAAATCAAAAGGTTGTTAAAATGACGCTAAACGAACAATATGAATCGCTAGATGAAGAAGAATCCAATGAAGAATATGTTCAAGACATTTCAGAACTTGAAGATTTGAGTGAAGAACCTATTGAGCAAGCTGACGGTTCTGCAATAATTCCCATGTTGGAAGAATTACTTCCACCTGAATTTGATGACAATCTTGCTGAGCAGTTGAAAGACAAGTTTCTTGATAATTTGGCGCAAGAATTACTTGATAAGATTGAAAACGATCAAAAAGCGCGTAAACGGCGTGATGAACTCTATGAAGAAGGTATCCGTCGTACAGGTTTAGGTGACGATGCTCCTGGTGGTGCTCAATTTGCAGGTGCGAGTCGTGTTGTTCATCCTGTTATGGCTGAATCTTGTATTGATTTTGCAGCAAGGGCGATTAAAGAATTGTTCCCTGCTACAGGTCCTGTCAAAATGGAGACAGAAGGTCTGAATCCGCCAGAACTTGAGATGCAAATCAAGAAATTGGCCCAATGTTTGAACAATCAGTTCGTTCATGAGATCTCTGAATATCGTTCTGTTCAAGAACAAGTATTGACACAACTACCTTTAGGCGGTAGTCAATACGTTAAATTCTCTGTTAATGATATTGAAGAGAAAATTGACGTAGAATTTGTTCCAATTGACGATATTTTCATCCCGTTTGACGCACCTAGTTTCTATTCTGCACAACGGGTCACTCATCGTCAATATGTGTCGCAAGATACTTATGACCAACGGGTTGAAACGGGTGCTTATCGTGATTTACAACTGATCGCTTTGACCCTTGATCCAGAGCGCAGTGCCAGCGCACTTGCAAATGACCGTATCGAAGGTAAAGAGTCTTCTGGAACCAACGACGACGGTACTCGTACATTATATGAAGTTTACACCCGCATTGCGATTGAAGAAGATGAATTTAGCGGCGGAAAACGTTCTCCTTATATCATCACTATTGATGAGTTTGAGAACAAGATTTTGTCAATTCGCCGCAATTGGGAAGAACAAGATCCTATTCGTAAGGCATTAAATTGGATCGTTGAAGATACTTTCATCCCTTGGCGCGGTGCTCAAGGTATTGGCTTACCCCATTTAATAGGGGGCTTGGCAGGAGCCGCTACAGGGAGTCTCCGTGCCCTTCTTGATAGCGCACACATTAACAACGCACCTACATTATTGAAATTAAAAGGTTCAAGAATCAACGGTACGAGTCAATCTGTTGCAGTGACACAGATTGCAGATATTGAAGGTCCTGTTGGTATTGATGACATTCGCAAATATATCATGCCGATGCCGTTCAATGCGCCTTCCCCAGTTCTAATGCAATTACTTGGTTGGTTGACTGATGCTTCCAAAGGTGTTGTCAGTACTGCCAGTGAAAAGATTGCAGAAGCGACTTCAAACACACCTGTTGGAACTGTTCAGGCGTTGATTGAACAAGGTGCTGTAATTTTCTCAAGTATTCATGCCCGTTTACATTTCAGTCAAGCTAAGAAATTTGAAATCGTTTTACGCCTACTGAAGAACTATTTCCCTGAGAAATTACAAGCCTACGGCTTAGATCCACAAATCGTTTCAATGCGCGGGATTCATCCTGTAAGTGATCCTCGCGTGTTTAGTGAAGCGCAACGATTCGCTCAGGCGCAAGGCGTTCTTCAACTAGCTGAAAAAGCACAGCAAGATCCTCGCATCAAGTATGATATGTATGAACTTCACCGTTCAATACTTTCATTGATGAAGGTTGAGAATATTGAGAAGATCTTACCACCGCCTGCTAAACAAGAACCACTTGACCCCGCTGGCGAATTGCAGTCAATTATCGTTGGTAAACCAGTGATAACAATTCCTCAAATGGACCACGCCAGTCATATCATAACACATTTGGCATTCTTAAAGGATCCGATGTGCGGTATGAATCCTATTATGGTTCCAATCACAGGAAAGGTTCTGGAACATTTGAAAGACCATATTGCCCATTTCTTTGCTAGCCGTTTACAGATGGCTGCACAACCGCAGCAACCACCTGGAGCAATGCAGGGTATGCAACAACAAGGGCAGCAAAGCTCTGTACCGCCTGAAAAGGTAATGGCGCAGGTTTCTGAAGAAATTGTGCAAGCTGATATGGACTTTGCAAGTGAAGCCTTAACGGTTATTGAAGAAGTTGATCAATTCATTCGTCAAACCTTAATGCAACAAAATCCTGATATGGCAATGGTCAAAGTTCAAGCAGATGGGCAGCAACAAGCTCTTGAATTACAGACACAGAAGCAAGCGTCAGACCTTGAAATCAAGATGTTGCAAGAAGAGAATCGTCGCACGCGCACTGAGTTTGAACAAATGTTGGCGTCTCGTAAACAAGAACATAACGAACTCATTGAGCAGTTGAAATTACAGCAAGATAAAGCATCTGAAAGTTTTGCTCAGCAAGTCGAATTGCTAAAAAATACGATGGATAATGAGCAAAAGCAAACAACTGAATTGCTCAAGAACCGTGACGACAACAGAACTCAAATTCTTATTGAACAGATAAAACTTGCGATGGCAGAGATCACAGTACAAAACGCGCCACAAGGTGATAAAGAATATATGAGTTCTGTTAAAGAGATTACTAACACTTCCTCTTAAATCATGTTGAATTTAAAATGTCTATCTACTTGCGAATCTTACTTATCACATCGGCCATTGGTACAGTATATTTTGGACTCTATAGTCTTTATGGATATATTTATGAGAATGGTTATAAAGATGCTAGAGAAGAGGTTCTCTTGGCTAATGCAGAGGTACAGGAGGCAGCGTATCAACAGTATCTTGAGGAGTTCGAGAGGGGTCAGCAATTATCAATTCAGCTATCTAAATCACAGAAGAGGTTGGCTCATGTGCAGCAACAAAATGCCTTGTATTCTGCTAATATTATTGGGACTTGTCCTGATAAACTCAGGTTGCTCGTCACCTATGCAGCGAGAGGTGAAACCCCTCCAGTGTCCGAAACCTCCAGCCCATCTACTAGTGAGACCGGAACCGTTGCAGCAGATGTGACAGATGCCAAACCAATAGCTGATAACATAGCTGTTAATTATGCTAGATGTTTAGCTAACATTGATCAATTGAATGCTCTTATTGATTTCTATGAGAATACAAAATGAGTGCTGATCCATTCTCAAAAGAATATGACGATAGTTTTGATTGGGCTGAAGCTATGCGACAACAAGATGCTGAGATTCTAAGTAGAAAGGTTGTTATGCCTAATCAAAAACTTACAATGGTAGATCGTCTTAATCTATTCTGGGATTGGGTAGATAATAGATCTATTATTCGTAGG